GGTGTACTAGCTACAGGTTCCGTCGAACCCCTTAGCTTTGATATATTTGAAGTTGATGTATCTGAAAAGCTACTTTCTGTTTCAGCTACTGGTGTAGTAACTTCTGTAAAACCCAATTTAAACTTCTTACTTAATAGTGTATCTGCTAATACAAACATATCTGATGTTTCATCTACAGGTACTACATTACAGTTTGATGTAGATGCCTTTGATAGAGATAGAGTTATCTATATAATAGCTGCACCAAAAGAGAACGTAGTATACATTAAACCAGATAATAGAACCCTTATACTTAATGAAATAAGTAATATTAATCAAACAGTAAGAGTTGCAGCCTAAAGGATAACAAATGTCATATAAGTGGCCTGATAAAGATAAAGATGAGTTGCTTGACTACAGCATTGATTGGTCACGCTTTTTAGGTACAGATACTATTTCTGCAGTTACGTGGTTTATAGACGCTGCAGATGGTACTAAAACACAAGTTAGTGATACTGATGTTGTTGATGGATTACAGTTTATTCAAGGTACATATACTAATACTGTCTCTACAATTAGATTAGGTTTAGGCACAAATAATAAACGCTATAAAATTACGTGCAAAATAACTACAGTGGGTTCCTTAATATATGAACGCTCTGTCCTGTTGCGCGTGAGGGAGAAGTAAGATGGCATACGATTATCTTGGGTTAGTTAATGATGTGAATCGTAGGCTTAATGAAGTAGAATTAACATCTTCTAATTTTGCTACCACTACAGGTTTTTACAGTTTTGCTAAAGATGCAGTAAACTCTTCTATTCGTCACATACAACAGGAAGAGTATGAGTGGCCTTGGAATCACGTAGAGCAGGAAGAAATACTACTTGCTGGTGAGGTTCGTTACAGTTTTCCTTATGATGCTAAGACTATTAATATGAATAGCTTTCGTATCAAAAGAAATGCAGATTTAAGCGTAGATACCGTTAAACTTAAAGTGCTTAGCTATGAAGAATACCTTGACAAGTATGCTGATTATGAGTATAACTCTAACACTAGCGTAAGATCTGTACCCTCTTTTATTATAAGAGCGCCTAGCAGGGAGTTACTGGTAGTACCAGCCCCAGACAAGGCATATGAATTAGTTTATGAATATTACACAACTGGTTTTGATTTAGAGCTACACTCAGATGTCCCTAATCTCCCTGAAATGTACAAGTATGTAATTGTTGATGGTGCTATGTACTATGTCTATCAGTTTAGAGGTGATATGCAAGCAGCACAATTAGCTATGCAGAAGTTTGAGCAGGGAATTAAACAATTACGTAGCATACACATAAACCGTACTGAATATGTACGTGATCGAAGAGTATCCTTCTAATGGCAACACAATGGCAGACATTTCCTATAGAGTTTAGAGGTGGTCTTATTTCTAATCTCAGCCCGTTGCAGCATGGTGCAAATGCTGTCGGGTCTGCCACTATATTACAAAACTTTGAAGCCAATAAAGAGGGCGGCTACTCTAAGATAAGAGGTTATGCCAAATATAGCTCAACAACTGTACCTGGATCTGGTCCTATACTTGCCCTTAAAGTTATTAGCTCTGGTAGGGTTGTAGCTGCACGTAAGAATGGTAGCAATCAAACACAGTATTACTATAGTACAGGCTCTTCTTGGACTAGCATGGCTACTAGCGTTGGTACTAATGGCGGTAAAGCTAGGCACGTTCTGTACAACTTAGATGGTGATGATAAAGTTATATTTGTTGATGGTACTAACTACCCAGCTATATATAATACATCAGGTAACTCTACTACCTTTATGACATCCTCTAATAGCACAGATGTTTCGGGTGCAGAACACGTAACTATATTTAAAAACACTGCCTTCTATGCTAAAGGCAATAATATATACTTTACTGCGCCTTTTACTGTAGATGACTTTAGTGTTGCTAATGGTGCTGGTTCTATAAATGTAGCGAATGATATTACAGGTCTAGCAGTATTTCGTGATCAGCTTATTATATTTACCTCTGATACAATTAAGCGTTTAACTGGTAGTAGCTCCGCTGACTTTACTGTGTCACCTATTACGGATCGTATTGGCTGTATAAACGGTGATACTATTCAAGAGGTTGGTGGTGACATTATGTACCTCGCCCCTGATGGTATTAGATTACTGAGTGCTACTGACCGTATTGGTGACTTTGCTTTGGATGTAGCTTCTAATCAGATCCAGAAAGATGCCACCCTATTTCTTAGTCAAACATCTATCTTTTGCTCTGTGTTATTTAAAGAAAAAGCCCAGTACAGAATATTTGCATATGTACAATCAGAGCAAGATACTGCATCTAAAGGTCTTATAGCTACAAAGTTTATATCTCAGGGTGCTGCAGGTATAGCTTGGTCAACTACAAAAGACATTAAAGCATTTGTAGCAGACAGCAGATATACAGGAACAGCAGAGACTATAGCTTTTGCTAATGAAGATGGTTACATCTATGTTATGGATACAGGTTCAGACTTTGATGGTGCTGCTATAGAATCTATCTACGAATCGCCTTTCATGCCTATAAGTGACCCACAGGTACGTAAGACTTTCTACAAGATGACTCTCTACGCTGAGCCTACAGGTAGCATGAGCTTAGACTTAAACTTAAAGTATGACTTTGCTTCTGCCTCTAATACTAAAGTAGTGCAGCCAGCGACACAGCAGATTTCTAGTACAGGTGCATCTGTATTTTTATTTGGTGCATCTAATGCTATATTTAATACCGCCACATTTGGTGGTGAGCTTGATAAAATATATGACACTAATGTTATTGGTTCAGGTAAAACAGTAGCATTGAGACTAGAAGATCTTTCAACTAATCCCACTTTTACACTCGACACGGCTTTGCTAGAATATAGCCAAGAAGATAGACAATAAGGAAACGACATGGCAGGTTATACAAGACAGGATACTGCAAACAACATTGCCAACGGTAACGTTATTGATGCAGATGACTTTGACGCAGAGTACAATGCAGTAGAGGCTGCATTTAATGCTTCTACAGGGCATAAGCATGATGGTACTGCTGGTGAAGGCGCACCTATAACTAAGGTTGGCCCAAGCCAAGATCTTGTTGTGTCGGCTACTAATGTCTTACCTAAAACAACAAACACCTTAGATTTAGGTTCAGCGGGTGCAAAGTTTAAAAACAGCTTCTTCGATGGCACTGTAACAACAGATGATCTTGCAGTAACGGGTGGTTCTGTTCTTACTGGTAACGCTACAGTAGGTGGTACATTAGGTGTAACAGGGGCCACAACTCTATCTAGTACAGCAGCCATTACAGGTAATACTACTGTCGGTGGAACATTAGATGTTACAGGTGCAACCACACTTTCTAGTACTGCAGCCATTACAGGTAACACTACAGTAGGTGGTACATTAGGTGTAACAGGTGCGTCTACATTAAATAGTGCTGCAGTTACTAATAATGCTACAGTGGGTGGTACTCTTGGTGTAACGGGTCAGATTACAGGTAATGTTACAGGTAACGCATCAACTGCAACTGCATTAGCTACCGCAAGAACCATTACTATTGATGGTGATGTAGACGCAAATGCTACATCTTTTGATGGTACAGGTGACATTACTCTTACAACAACTTTGGATACAGTAAACTCTGATGTTGGCTCGTTTGGTGGCTCCACAGCAATTCCTGTTGTTACTGTAAATGGTAAAGGTTTAGTTACTGGTGTAAGTACTGCTTCTATTACTACTTCACTAACTGTAGGTGCTGATAGTGGTACTGCCGATAGTGTAGCTTTAGCCACAGACACTTTAAACTTTGTTGGCACAGCTAATGAAATTGAAACTGCAGTAAGTGATAACCAGATTCAAATTGGCTTACCTAGTGCAGTTACAGTAGGTAGCCTTACTACATCAGGTAATGTAGTAGTAGGTGGTGATTTAACTGTATCAGGAACCACTACTACAGTAAACACTGAGACTATTAACTTAGCTGATAATCAGATCTTATTAAACTCCAATGAGACAGGTACTCCATCACAAAACGGCGGTATTGAAATTGAGCGTGGTACTGAAACAAACAAAACCCTTGTATGGAATGAGACAAGTGAT